GTAACCGAGATCGAAGACTATGCCGCGGCGAACGACATCGCGCCTTCCCGCGTGACGCGCCTCGCGGTCAATGACGGTGCGCTCTACACGCGCTTTCGGGCCGGATCGACCGAGCCCACGCCCGAAATGATCGCACGCCTGCGCGCGTTCATGGCTGACACCACCGTCGATCCGTCATGAAAGGGGCCGGGACGCCGGCACGTCGAGGAACAGCGGGTTGGCATTGCGGACCTTCCCGCGCCGCCCCGCGAGCCACTGACGGTTATAAACGACATCAACGCAGTCAAGGGCTCGGCGCTGCTGCTGGCCGGCATCCAGCGCCTCTACGCGCACATCGCTGATCGCCGGGGTTGCTCGGTCGAGGCTGCGCAGATCCTATGTAATTACAGCCCCGCGCAGATCGCGATCATGGCAGGCGTTCCGGCGTGAGCGGCGGATCGCAGCAATTGAGAATCTTCCGCCGCGCGATCCGCGATGGCGTGTCGATCGAGGAAGCTGCCCGCCTTGGCGACATGACGATGACCGAGGCCAAGCTGACGATCGCCGAGGACGCGAAATATCCACCGCCGCCTGAAGCCTACGTGCTGCTGCGCGGGATTGATCCCGAGACGGCCGGGTGCGCCGTCACCTCAGATGAAAGAACGATCATGCCTGTACATGACCTTCTCGACGACACAGACGAACCAAATGATCCTTTGATCGATTTGGCGGCCGATACGCTCCGCGGCGACGTACGCGACAGTCTTCTACATTGGTTCAAGTCGCAACCCAAGTCCTGGCCGTTCATGTCCGAACGTGAACAGCGCGACCTTGCCGACGCGGCCGATCGCTATTCGGAACAGATGGTCAAGCAAGCGTGCCAGATCATCGCGGCCGGCGAGCGCCCCTGCATTGTCGCCAAACTGGTCGAATACCGCGAAAAGGATGGTGTTGAAGCTAAGCTCAAGTTGGCGAGCAAGGGCGAGATCGTCGCCGCGCTGCACGAAGCCTGCGGCAAGGAAGTGCTGATCGTCACCAGCGGGGCCGAAGAGTTTCTCGGCGAGGCCCGCGGCGCGATTATCGATGCCGACCAGCCGGGCATTCCCGGCATCGGCGACGAATACGACGAAGCTGCGTGACAGCGCTCCGCTTCCATATTCCGGGTACACCCGTCGCGAAGGGTCGCGCTCGCGCTACCATGCGCGGCGGGCACGCTCGCCTCTACACGCCCGCGAAAACGGTGGCGTATGAGGGTATGGTCGCGCTCGCCGGTCAGGATGCGATGGACGGCCGCGAACCGCTTGAGGGTCCGCTGCGCGTCGAGCTAGTCGCTACCTTCCGGATCCCGGCAAGCTGGTCGAAAAAGAAGCGGGCGGAAGCGGTCGCTGGCACTGCCTGGCACATCTCGCGGCCCGATGGCGACAACGTGCTCAAGGCGATTGGCGATGGCCTGAACGGCGTCGTCTGGCGCGATGACGCCATGATCGCATCGTCCGAAGTCGCCAAGCGGTACGGGGTCGTACCGGGCGTTGCGGTGACGGTGATTGCGCTGTGAGCATGGACTGGTTCCGCTCGCACCACGGTGCTCCGACCGATCCCAAATGGCTACTTATCGCCAAGCGGGCAAACGTACGTCCCATCCACGTCATCGGTACGTGGTGGGCGCTCCTCGACTATGCCTCCCAACACTCCGACCGTGGGTCTATCGACGGGTTCGATACCGAAACGTTCGCACTGTTCGCCGGCCTGGAAGACGAGCATGTGTCACGCATTGTCACAACGCTGCGTGACAAGGGGCTGATCGCTGATGATCGGATAGCCCAATGGGGCAAGCGCCAGCCCAAGAAGGAAGACGATACCGCGGCAGAGCGGAAACGCCGAAGCCGCGACAATAAGCCGAAAAACGGCGGAAATCCGCCACCTGGCGGCAGCGCCGACACGGCCCACGTATCCACGGATGGTGAGCGTCACGCGATGTCACGCGATGTCACGCTAGATACAGATAAGATTAGAGAAGAGAGTTCCGTTGCTAACGCAACGGGCACAGTCGTGCCGTTGAGCGCAGCCGCTTTCTGCAAAGCTGTCTTCGACAGCGCCATACCGCTTCTCATCGCCGCAGACCCGACACGCACCGAGCGCGATGCTCGCTCCGTCATCGGGCGCTGGCGCAAAACGACCGGCGACGCCGATCTTCTCACGCTGATCCGCGAAGCCACCGACAAATCCGAACCACTCGAATGGCTGTGTGCAGCCGTGGAGACGCGCAATGGACGTAAATCCAATTCTGGAACGCATTCGGGACGGCGCTCCGGCCTCGTCGATGCCCTCCGCTCCGCCAATGCGGAGTGCGAAGCCGAGCGTGCCGCCTATTATCAAGACGATGGTGCGGGAGCTTGGCTTGCGCTTCCGTCCGTTGGGGGCTGAGAACCAGGAGGAATACACCGCCTCGGTAGCCCTGCTTGAGCAGGACGTGGCGATCATTCCGCCGCCACTACTCGATCGTGCCATCACCGAATGGGTTCGTACCAAGCGCTTCCTGCCTCGCGCTGCCGAGCTGATCGACCTTGCTCAGCAGATCCAGCGCGGATCGCAGCAGGGGACCGATGCTGCGCTCGCCCAATTGCAAGCCCACTGCGACCGCCTGAACGCCCTGAACGATGGGCGCGACGGCTGGCATGTCGTCGGCGAGGCGCCGAACCGCACGGTCGCAAAGACTGGCGAGCGGCGTGATGCGGCATGACCGGCACATCCCGCCCCTCACCGCATTCGTCTGCTGGATGCTCAAGCCCGATCGCGAGCCGATACCGGGTGGGCATAGCGCCATCGCCAAGCACTTCGGCTGCTCCGAGGATCACGTCCGCGGGTATCTGCGACTGCATGGGGGCTAGCTCCCTCACCCGACCGAACGACGGCGGGCGCGATGGTGGGGAGGGGTAGGGTGAACGCTCAGACGATTGCTGTCCATTTCGCCGACGCGCTCAATCGCGAGCGCTCGCTTACCGAACAGGAGACTGCCATGCTGATGCAAGTGGTGCATAACACGGAACGCGCCAAGCGAAGCTGGACGATCGCCGACACACGGAAATTGCGCCGTCTGATCGCCAAGGGCTGCACCAGGCGGGAGATCGCGCAGACGATGGGGCGTTCGTGCTTCACCATCGACAAGCGGGTGCGGCGGATCAAGGAGCGGGCGCGTGGGTGATCCCGAGAAGGTGCTCGAGGCATTGGCGGAGAGTGGCAATCTCACCAAGGCATGTCGCGAGACGGGCATGACGGCGCAATCATTCTTGCGGTGGTGCGATAAGGCCGCAGATAACGCGGAACGGTACGTGCGCGCGCGCGAGGCGGGGCTGGATGCCGAGGCAGATCGAGCGATCGACGAGGCGTTGACCGCGGAGGATGCCGCGCTCGGCCGCTTGGCGCTGGACGCCCGGAAATGGTATCTGAGCAAGCTGATGCCGAAGAAGTACGGCGACAAGCAGTTGGTGGGGTCTGATCCCGACAACCCGTTGCCAGCCGGTGTGCAAGTGAGCTTCAAGGGATGACCAACATCGACCTTCCCCGCTGGTCACAAGCCTTGTTCCAGCCATCCCGCTTCAAAGCGATGTGGGGCGGGCGTGGCGGCGGCAAGTCCCGTTCGGTAGCATCGGCGCTGGTCCTGAAGGCGCTGCAAGGCCCTGAGCGCGTCCTATGCGCCCGCGAGGTGCAGAAGAGCATCAAGGATAGCTCGAAGCGCCTTCTTGATGACGAGATTGAACGCATGGGCGTGCGGCCGTTCTTCGAAAGCACTGAGACGGAGATCCGGGGACGCAACGGCTCGCTGTTCATCTTCGCTGGCCTGCGAGGCAACGCTAACGCGATCAAGTCACTCGAGGGCGTGACCATCGCATGGGTTGACGAAGCGCAGTCGATCACGCAGGCATCGCTCGACACGCTGATCCCGACAATCCGCGCGCCGAATAGCGAGATATGGCTAACGTGGAATCCGTTGAAAGCTGAAGATCCGGTTGATGCGATGTTCCGCAGCGACGACCCGCCGCCCGGCTCGGTTGTGCTTGAGGTGCAGCACGACGACAATCCGTGGTTCCCCGAAGAATTGCGCGTGCAGATGGAATGGCAGCGCGGCCGGGACTATGACAAATACCTGCATATCTGGCGCGGCGCGTACTGGCAGAACAGCGAAGCGCGCGTGTTTAAGAACTGGCGGATCGGTGACGAATCTGAGTTCAATAACGTCGGCGTGGCGGAATACCGGTTGGGTGCAGACTTCGGGTACAGCATCGACCCGTCGTGTATCCTGCGCTGCTACGTCCGCGGGCAGACGTTGTTCATTGACCACGAAGCCTACATGATCGGCTGCGAGATCGTGCAGCTTCCCGAGCTATTCTCGCGCGTGCCGGAAGCAGAGAAGTGGCCCATCACCGCGGACAGCAGTCGGCCCGAGACGATCAGCTACCTGCGCAGCCACGGCTTTCCCAAGATGCGCGCCAGCCTCAAAGGGCCGGGTAGCGTCGATGAGGGCGTTGCGTTCCTGCAATCGTTCGACATTGTGGTGCATCCGCGGTGTACGCACGTTGCGGACGAGCTCGGAACGTACAGCTACAAGCTCGACACGCTGACCGGCGAGCCGATCCCGGTGCTAGAAGACAAGAACAACCACCTGATCGACGCCCTGCGTTATGCGCTCGAGGGCGTGCGACGGGTGCGCGACAAGCCGAAGACGTTCGAAGTATCAATCCCCAGCATGGCCCGTCGTTAGCCTAGCACATAGGCTAATCCCGCCCGCCACGTCGATCCGCTATAGTCCCAGCAGCGCGTAGAGCGACGCAGCCGCAAGCGTCATCGCTAGCACGGT